CTAGCTTTACTTGTGCCACTGTCTTTAACAACTATTCCACTTTGAGTTTCGGTATTCAAATTTGATAAGAAATCAAATAATGTAGAGGTTGCTTGTTGATAATCAGAAAGTGTTCCGCTATTATTGAGCCCACTGTCTTTTCTAGTAAAAATAGTTAAAATGTCTGTTCTTACAACAATATCATCTGTGTTGGTTTGTAAGGCTAACATACCTTCCTCACTACTAACAAGATATAAATTACTTCCACTATTATTAAAATTATTAATTACAGTAGTGCCACTAACAGCGTTACTACTACCTGCAGTAGTTGTGCCATCTGTAATAAATCCTCCTGCTCTAAATCCAGGACTATTAGGAACTGTAGGCGTATTTCCAGCACTAGTTTCTATTTCTTGTTGAGTGTATTCAGCTGTATAACCAATGATGTTTCCGCAATAGTCATACACGGGTGTCTGTGTGTCTATGTTTGGTTGTGGGTCATCTGCTGCTTTTAATAGTGCTAACATTTCATCGTCTAATAATAAATGAAAAATATTAGGATATTCAATAATATCACTACCAAAGACTCTGTCGCCGTTTTGATCGTATTGGTGTCCAGAACCTGTCGCTTCGCCTAAGCTGTACTGCACCGGATAAGCAGCTAGTCTATCATATAAACTTTTTAACTGGCTAGTAAGTCTACTATTTCCACTTATCGGTCCGTTACCCGGATTGTGCAACATTCCAATTTCACTATTGCAATTGCTATCTGGTGTAGCAAATTGGCTCCCGCCTGGTGCATACGATCCGGATATGCTGTTTTCAAAGTTAATCATATTGGACATTCTATCTCCAATACCACTAACTTGTGATACAATATTATCTATTTCACTTTGAATTAAACTACCGTTTGTAATTGCATCAATTTGATTTGCTATATTTCCTAGCACTCCGCCATTAAATACACTAGCATTAAAGCCGCCACTTGTACTAATACATGCACACATGTTGCCCGGGTCTATACTTCCGATATCATTTGCAAGTTGTTTACCTGCGCCTAAGAAGCTGCCCATGGCACGTTCTAACATATTCGGAATAGCAATAGGATTAACCGGAGCACTACAGAAATTAATTAAGTTTGCAACATTTTGTGCTTCTGCTAGCACTAGGTTTAGTCTGCCTAGCACACTGTCTATCTTAGTATGATCCATAAAACTTTCTACACTGTCTAATAGATTGTTTAATGCATCAGCTATTTCGCTTTGAATGTTAGGAAGTTTTAGTAGTTCTTGGATATTAGCATGTAAACATAATTGCACATTTGGTAGTTTTATACCATTTCCGCTAAGTGCTTGACATAACAGTTCTCTGAGTGTGAAACTATACTGTGCCTGTGTTACTATCCTAGCCGCATCTTCGCCGGCAGCAAGTGTTCCGCTAATATGATGTCGTGCATCTAAATAGTCGTTTGCATTTTGCAAACCTGACGCAAAATCTTTGAAACTCATTAACCGCCCCCTGCTCGTACATTAGGACTAGCGGTGGTTGCTTTAGGATTACAATGAGAACCTCCGGGACAAAGATTATCTGCGTTTGCGTTATTATTTAAAACAATAACAGGTATATTCATTGCTCTAACTTTGCCAACAGTTTCGCTTGCTATCAATCCACCCGATCCGTGATTGTTAACATCGCCATCTATACTAATAAATCTTCCGTTAACTCTAACATTAGGAACACGAGTTATAGTCGTTGCTCCACATGCTCTCGAATCAAATTGTCTGTGTACGTAATTCATACTACTATTTATTAGAGTTTTAAACTCTCGGTTAACCCGCCTAATGAACTTGCAGGTGCAATTCCGCTAGTGCTTTGCATGTAACTGTCTGCAAGAGATTTAATCGTTCTTGCTGTTGCTACAATTTGACTGCCTTTGACACTAACCGGTTCACTGTTGTGTGCATCAATACTCATCAGCCATGCAATAAGCATTGCTTGTCCATTCTGAGGATTAAGTGTAAGCACAGTGGGTTTTACTAGTTTAAGTTCGTCTGAGTTAGAACTTTCGAATCGTGACACTAGTTCTTCCCCTGTGCTTAGTTTTACGGTGATCACATCACCTTTTTTAAAGTTTGAAATCACCAACATCTACAACTTCTCCTATGAGTTTTTTTACTTGGTTTGGGTCCATACGTACAAGCGCCATACCTCCACCTGCTACTAAGAGTTTACCATCATGATAAATTTGAGGCATAGTTCTATGCCCTTCATTTATGAGAAACTCTCGAGCTTCTGGATTGGTATCCACTCGTATTTCTTCGTATTGGATATTGTTTTTCTTTAAGTAGTCTTTGGCCATGTCACAGTATCCGCACAGTGGTTTACTGTATACTGTGATCATAGCTTCATACCTGAGAATGTATTACCATTAACATCTTGCTTAGTGCCGCCAATAACATAACTACTAATTTCTGTTTCTTGCGGTGCCACTTGTACTTCTGCACCCGCAATCCATTTAGCAGTCCACGGTAAAGGATTACTTCCGCCTTTGTATGGGCTAGATAGTCCTACAGCGGTCATACGCTTGTTGGCAGTCCATTCAACATATTCGTGCAACAGTTGTGCATTAAGGCCAATCATCGATCCGTCTTTAAACAAATAGTCTGCCCATGCTTTTTCTTGGTCTACTGCATCTACAAATAGTTGTACCATTTCGTCCTGAGTTTCTTGTTGGATACGAGCAAAGTCAGGATCATCTTTGGGCATCAGTTTAAGTAACGTTTGGGTACTACCCAAGTGTACATTCTCATCTCTACAAATAAGTTTAATAATCTTAGCATTGCCTTCCATCTTTTTAAGTTCAGCAAATGCCCAGCTACATGCAAACGACACATAAAAGCGAACGCCTTCAAGGATGTTTACACTCATCATAGCTTTCCAGATTAGTTTTTTAAGTTCATATTTGTCCACTGTAATTTTCTTACCGTTGACTGTGTGTGTTCCTTCACCTAGTAGGTTATACCACATACCCATTTCAATAAGATCATCGTAGTGCTTACTAATATCGCCTGCACAATCCATAATTTCACTAATATCCATCATCTCGTCGAATACGATACTTGGATTACTGTATACATTACGAATAATATGTGTGTAACTGCGACTGTGGATCGTTTCATTGAACGTCCATGTTGTTACCCAGTTTTCTAATTCAGGCAAACTAACTAGTGGATTGAAACTGTCAGCTGGTGCACGACCTTGTACACTATCCAACAAGATTTGTCTTTTAAGATTACTTGTAAAGATATGCTTTTCATGGTCTGTTAGCTGTTTAAAGTCTGCACTGTCTTTGAGTACGTCTACTTCTTCTGGACGCCAAAAGAATCCTAGTTGTTTGTCTGTTAGTTTATCAAACTGTTTATATTTCAATGTGTCATAACGTTGGATATCTACACCGCCGTTTGGATCTAAAAACATTAAACTGTCGAGGTGCTTGTTCCGTTGGTTTTGATTTAATACGCTCATGTTATTTCCTTAAATTGTGCAGCTATCGCAGGCTTCGTCTTCTAATAGATATTCGTCTGTGACTTCTATATTAGCAGATTCATTGAGTTTGTCAATATCTATTTCACCCTGTCCGTCAAACGTATTAAAATAGTACAATTGCTTTCCGCCATATTTGTAAAAGATCATCAAGTGTCTTAGCATTTCGCTCATGTTGATCTTTTCATCTTCATAAAACACCGGGTTATAGCTGGTGTTTACACTGATACCTTGGTCAATATATTTTTGCAATACTGCCATGATACTCATATAACCCTCTGGGCTTCGTTGATCCCACAGCAATTCGTATTTGTTTTTAAGGTGATGGATACCAGGCACAACTTGCTTGAGTACGCCATGTTTACTTTGCTTAACACTTACCAAGCTACGTGGCGGCTCAATGCCGTTTGTAGCATTACTAATCTGTGCCGATGTTTCAGCAGGCATAAGTGCCATTAGTGTACTGTTACGAATACCAGTTTCACGTAGTTGTGTGCGTAGTTCTGCCCAAGGCATATGCTCTACTGGTGCTACTAACTCGTCAACATCACGCTTGTATGTGTCAATGGGTAAGATGCCATCACTGTATTTTGTTTCTTCGTTCCACAAACATGCACCTTGCTCCACTGCTAGGTCTGCGCTTGCTTTGATTAGATAGTAACTCCATGCTTCTGCAAATGTATCAATCATTTCCAAGTTTGGATTGCTGTATGTCATGCCATTCTTTGCCATCCAATACGCAAGATTAATAATACCTACGCCTAACGGACGTCTACCTGCTGTAGCACGTTCTGCTGCTTTAACTGGATAATTCTGATAGCTGAGTAGTGCATCAAGACCACGTACTGCTAGTTCGCATGGCTTTGCAAAGTCTTCTGGCTTTTTAATATTGCCCCAATTGATTGCACTTAGTGTACACAATGCAATCTCACCCTCTTCGTCATTAAAGTCGTTAAGAGGTTTGGTTGGTAAGTCAATTTCTGCACACAAGTTACTTTGTCTGATTGGTGCTACATCTTGTTTAAACGAACTGTGTGTGTTTGCATTGTCTACATTCTGCAAGTAAATGCGTCCTGTGTTCTTACGCTCTTCCATAAACATACTGAATAGCTCAGTTGCACCAATAGTTTTCTTGCGTAGTTTTGTATTACGTTCTGCACGTTCATACAATTCTTTAAACTTGTCTTGGTCTGCAAAAAATGCTTCATACAGTCCAGGAACATCACTTGGACTAAACAATGTAATTTGTCCGTTATTGATCAGTCTTTCATAAAACAACTTACTAAATTGGACACCGTAGTCCATTTGACGCACACGATTTT